GACGGAGAAATACCGTAAAGAGGAACGGGACCGCGAAGAAGCGGTTACCATGGCTCAACGGCTTCTAGACGAGAACACCAAGCTCAAGACTCAGGTTAAAAACCTGGACAAGGGCTACGTCAACTCGGAAGAATCACGCATTAAAAGTCAAGTTGCGGCTGTTAAGCAGCAGTACCGTGAGGCATATGACGCTGGTGACAGCGAAGCAATGTTTACTGCGCAAGAGCAGTTGTCTCAAATGACTCTTATGCAGGAGCGTGTTCGTGTTGCTAAACAGCGTCTGTCTGTTCAGGAAGCCGAACCTGTTCCACAACAAACACAACAGCCTGCCGCTGCCCCGCAGCAGAAGGCCGCTAAACCAGACCCCCGAGCCCAAGACTGGGCTGATAAAAACGAGTGGTTTGGTTCAGATGAAGTTATGACTTATGCTTCGTTTGGTATTCATCGCAAACTGGTTGAGGAAGAAGGATTTGACCCGTCGAGCGATGAGTACTATAGTGAAGTTGACAAACGCATGCGCACGGAGTTTCCACAGAAATTCCAAGCGGCGAAAAGATCGGGCGGAGCACAGGTCGCACCTGCTGGCGCTTCAGCTACCCGCAGTACAGCAAAATCAGGGCGCAGGTCGGTGAAGTTATCACCATCACAAATTGCGATGGCAAAACGTTTAAACGTCCCGCTTGAAGAATATGCAAAATATGTGAAGGATTGAGAATATGACTGACAGAAAACCTCGCGCAAGCGAATCACGCGAAACTGAAACGCGCCGTAAACCATGGGCACCGCCCAGTCACCTAGCCGCACCAAATGCCCCAGATGGCTTTGTGCATCGCTGGATACGAATCGCAATGCGTGGCGAAGAAGACAAGATGAATGTCAACTCTAAGCTGCGTGAAGGATGGGAACCTGTCCGGAAAGATGAATATCCAGACTATGAGGCTCCAACTATCGACGATGGTCGGTACGAGGGTATCATAGGGCAAGGCGGATTGATGCTGTGCCGAATCCCGCTCGAGACAGTAGCAGAACGAACTGCATATTACGGGGGCAGAACCCGCGAACAAATGACTGCTGTAGATCAGGACCTTATGAAGGAGCAACATCCTTCCATGCCGATTACTAATAGTCGGCAAAGTCGCGTATCGTTTGGAGGCTCACGACGAGACTCCGATTAATCTTATGAGGTGCTATTATGGCAAATTCTAACGGTTCCTTTGGGCTACGGCCTATCGGCGTTGTTGGGCAAGGTGCGAATACTACGGGTGCTACCGAGTATCGTATTGCGTCAAACAACAACACAAAAATGTATCAGGGCTCTCCTGTCATTCCTATAGCGGGCGGAACTATCTCTGTAGCGCAAGCTGCTGCTGGTGGTAACGTAGCGTTTTTGGGTGTGTTCTGGGGTGTCGAATACGTTCGCGCAACTGACGGCAAGACTATCTGGTCACCATCTTGGCAGGGAACTTCTGCTGGTGTAGATACAAACTTCCCGATCAAAGCCTTTGTTTACGACAATCCAATGCAGACGTTTACTATTGCGACATCTAATGTTGTTGCAGCAGCGAACACTGAAGCGGAAATTCGTGCGATGGTCTTTAAGAACATCGGGATGGCAACCGCCACTGCGGGCAATGACACCACTGGTATCTCTTCTGCATCCGCAGACTTGAACACCGCTGCTGTCACTGCCACTCTTCAGCTGCGTGTTATTGGCGTCCAAGACGACCCTGATAATTCTGACTTCACAGTCGCTGGTATCCCATTAATCGTACGTTTGAATACGAGCTTTAATTCCGCCAATGGTGGTATTGCAGCTGGTACGCCTTCGTCCACTGGCGTTTAAGGAGGTCTAACACATGGCTATTTCACGCGCACAACTGGCTAAAGAGCTAGAACCAGGCCTCAACGCCCTGTTTGGTATGGAGTACTCCCGGTACGAAAACCAACACGCTGAGATCTTCACCACCGAATCTTCAGACCGCGCGTTTGAAGAGGAGGTCATGTTGTCCGGATTTGGCGCAGCACCTACAAAATCTGAAGGTTCTGCAATCAATTTCGACGACGCTAACGAAGCATACACTGCTCGTTACAACCACGAAACCGTTGCGCTTGCATTCTCAATCACTGAGGAAGCAATCGAGGACAACTTGTATGACCGCCTCGGCAGTCGTTACACACGCGCCCTCGCTCGCTCAATGGCTCACTCTAAGCAGGTTAAAGCTGCGTCTGTGTTGAACAATGCGTTCGCAGGCGGCGCAACTGCTGGCGGTGACGGTGTCGCTCTTTGCGCCACTACTCACCCGCTTACAAACGGTGGGACTTTCGCTAACACTCCAGCAGTGGCTGCTGATTTGAACGAAACTTCTTTGGAAGACGCTCTGATCAACATCGCTGGTTTCGTTGACGAACGTGGCTTGAAGGTCGCATTGCGCGGCATGAAGTTGGTCATCCCACGTCAACTGCAATTCATTGCAGAGCGTTTGATGGTTTCCAACCTTCGTGTTGGCACAGCGGACAACGACACGAACGCTATCCGTTCAATGGGCATGTTGCCTGATGGCTATGCCGTCAACGACTTCCTCACTGATCCAGATGCGTTCTTCCTCAAGACCGACGCGCCTCGTGGCTTTGTTCACTTTGAGCGGACTCCGCTTTCCACTAACATGGAAGCTGACTTCGACACAGGGAACATGCGCTTCAAAGCTCGTGAGCGTTACAGCTTTGGCTTTAGCGACCCACGCACAGTGTTCGGTTCACCAGGGGCGTAAGTCTCGAACCAGTACTAAAGTCAGGGGCGGTCTTCGGATCGCCTCTTTCTTTTTGTTTAGACCTCGTGTAACAATAGAGTTATTCCCTGACAGTCGCCTGATGCGGCTGACATTTGCCACGACAGGAGACTCACATGGCTAACACAACTTTCTCAGGCCCGATTCGGGCAGGTAACATCAAGAACACAACTGGCACAACTGTAGGCACGGACGTTGCTAACGTCGGCTATGTGGTTATGTCCCAGACATTCACGACAGGTACAGCCCTTGCTGGCGGCGCATCCGCGGCAAACGTAACGGACGTTGTGATTCCCGCTAATTCGCAGATCATCGATTGCGTGATTGACTGCCCGACTGTAATGGCTGGCGCAACTGCGGTATTTAGTATTGGTGATACTGTTGGCGGAAACGCTACCTACGTCAACGCCTTCTCAATTACAATCGCTTCAGGTGTGGGCCGCAAGTACCCAACCACTGAAGCAGGCGGTGCGTTGTCTTGGGCGGACACAGGAACTGCGGATGAGCGGCTGACTTGGACTACTACTGGCGCAACTTCGGCTGGAGAAATCCGAGTGACCGTTCTGTACGCTCAAGCACTGAACACCGTAATCCGTCCGTAACCTTTTATAGGAGATTAATATGGCTGGATCAGACATAAATGCATATTCTCATGCGCAAGGTGCGGCGGCGGCTCTTATAGGGCCGTCCAGATCGCGACTTCAGGCTGTAAACATATATGCTACTACCGCGGGCTCGTTCACTCTTACCAACGGTAGCGGCGGCGCAACGCTTTTAACACAGAAGTTCCCCGTGGGCATGAACGAGATATACATCCCTGAAAACGGAATGGTGTTTACCTCTGGTGTTTACATTTCTGCGCTTACGGGCGCGGGAACCGAACTGACGTTTCTTTTGGCGTAAGGTCTACCAATGGCTAAGATCGACAAGTCAAAGATGAAGTGCAACGTACCGAAGCGCCAGATCTCTGGCGGGAAGAAGTCTGTTGTAAAGGCTTGCGATAAAGGCAAAGAAAAGATCGTTCGGTTTGGCGATGCCAACATGACTATTAAAAAAGATAACCCTAAACGTCGCAAGTCGTTTAGGGCTCGTCATGGTTGTGACGAAGGTACGTTAGACAAACTAAAGGCCAAGTACTGGTCGTGCAGGGCGTGGTGACGTTATGAAGGTTGATCTGCAACAAGTTATTTCTGTGCTAGCTTTTGGCATGTTAGGTTGGGCTTCGTTGCAGGTTTATCAAATGAACGCTGCCGTGACGCTTGTGTCGTACAAGGTTGACGAAAATTACAACATGATCAAGCCGATGTGGCAAGATTTTTTAGTAAGGGAGTCTGCAAATGGCAATGGGTCGAAGTCAGATGGCAACCCAAATATCCACGCCTTCAGGGGGAGATAGTATGAGCAAACCAGGCCTTTGGGAAAACATCGAAAACAAAAGAAAACGCATAGAGGGCGGCAGCGGAGAACGCATGCGCAGCCCTGGAGATAAAGGTGCCCCGACTGCTAAAGCGATAAAGGATTCGCAAGGCAAGAAGAATGGTGGTATGGTGCGATACAAGAACGGCGGTTGCGTAATGGCAGGCCGTGGTGGAACCTTTAGAGGTACGGTATAAAGGAGAAGTACAATGGCTTTAT